CACCGATTTTTGGAACAGGCAATCGATGGCTCATAAGCCACGATACTGCCTCATAATATTTATCTCTCTCCCAAGAGTCGAGTTGGTAAATTATGGACTGCCTGACACGAATGCCAGAAGTCATCTCAATGATCTTAGCGCCCAAAGGGCCCAAGACCGGACAATTAGTGTACTGATAAAGAAGTGAATAGCCACGAGCGCGTAACAACTCATTGCGTACTTCATCACCAGCAAGAACATACTTCTTATTGGTCCAGCCCACGCGGCAGACCTGTTCTCTAACATCCGTAACAACAGCTAGATCCTCGATATCATAGACTTGGCCACAAAAACTCACCTCAGAGAGTCTTTTGGTCTTTTCAACTTTGATAGTAAAACCGAGGTCAGCAAACAATTCTTTAGTGGGCGAGGGCCCGTCATTACGGCATAGACCATCGTCACCTTCAAAAAATCCGGAAATTTTCTCTTCAGGACAACCCTTAAGATACGAGGCATAAAGCCAGAGCATCAAATTAGAGAACCCATTGCCGAGTGAAGTGTCCATCTCGCCGCTGCACCGAAATGCAACAAGCTTACAAATGAACATCTTGAAACTCAGGTTTTGGTCACCCGCTTTAATATCGAGAAATCTGGATACGACTAATCGAGTTGCAGGTAGGTTTTTTGTCATGTAGAGGTACAATCGTTGTTCGATTGACTCCTGAATTATCTCCTTGAAGTGAGATTCGAAAGATGTGTAATCAGTGTAATGGTATTCAGCACCAGGGTGGAAAAGACGTTCGTAAATGGCCATGGGCCTATCTACCACAGGGATTTTCTTTATAAACCACTTAAGTGCAAACACTTTGTCACTAATAGACGCAACTATCGGTCCAAATAGACATTTTGCCAGATCTGATCGCGAGTAAATACCACGAGGGTACTTAAAAGCAGTATAAGGCTCGTCCTTAATAAAACATTTAACTCTCCGGATCTGGCGAAGAGAGGGACGAGAGTTCTCGGAAAAAAGCTCATTCAGTTCAATCTTCCGTTTTTCACCATAGCTGGTACTTTTCAACCAGTCCTCAAAAG